TTTGTATTTAACATCATTAATAAATTCATTCCACAATGTAAATACTTCATCACTTTTTATTATATTTTCTCGTTTAGTAAAATTAGCTAGTTGAGTCTTTAACCAATTATGTAATTCTTTATTAGTTTTTCGTGTTGGTCGTCTCCCATTCTCATCAATATACTTCTTAACTTTCTCCAAATTCTCCATCCAACTAGCAACACTCTTAAACCCAACTATAACCCCATCTAAACTCCGTTTATCGTCACTCGAATCATCAACTTTCATAACACCAGAACCGTTAGAATCACTTCCACAAATCCGTTTTACCTTTTCATAAGTAAATCGTTCGTCATATTCTTTCAAATGTTTCATAAAACACGCAATTTCAGCGTATTCATCACACCATAGAAAGATACTAGCAACTTTATTAGGGTTTCCAGCAAATTTCCTATTAGCCCGACATAATCTTTGAATATTTCTTATCCGGCTTTTACTTACATAAGTAATAAAGATACTATCACATACAGGAATATCCACACATTCATTCAAAATATCAACAGAACACAAGAATGCGATATTACGGACATCCTTGAATTGCTTCAATTTCGCCTCACGTTTTACCCGATTATCCACTGATGTTATAGTATCCACCCAACAATCAATAGCAAAGTAATTTGCACATAAATCGGTTATTATCTTCATCATTTCCGCACATTCTTTCTGGTCTGCACAATATATAATACATTTTCTGGAACCAGTTCCCATACATCCTCGAATTATAAACCGCGATTTAATCAATAATTCCTTATCAAAGTCTTTCACTGCTAGTTCTTCAATAACTGCATCTATCCCTGTATCCTTTGGTATAGCCATTGTAGGAACATAAATCATATAATCACATACATAACCTTCAGTAATGGCTTTTCCCATAGGATATGAATAATCCACTTCACCAAATAGTTCATTATCAATATCCATACCTTCCGCTGTTTCATCACTTTCTTCAAATAAGCGGGGTGTTGCAGACATAAAGAGAATTCTAGCATCACTATGTAATAGTCGATACATTGGCGAATTTACCTTATTATCTACCTCATTATCTACTTCATTATCTTCTTCCCCAACATCATTAAAACTATCACGCTCCACTTCCATTTCATCATCTTCTTGTAAATCGTCATTCTCACTAATATTTTCATCACTTTCACCGATATCATCATCATCAATCCCAATTTTGCTATCATCAATCACGCTTTCGCAATCATCAATCCCAATTTCTTCATCACTATCATAGCAAATTGCATCATCATAAGGGATATTATGAAATTCATCAATAATGAAATAAGCATTATTCAATAATTGTTTATCATATAATTGCATAATAACATCAAGAGATTTATAAGTTGCAAATAATGCTGTTTTCTGTCCCACTGCACTGACAATGGTTTGCAATTCGTCAATATCACGTATACCTTCACTATCTACTATGACACATTTGTATTCTGGCAACTGTTCTAAAAACCGTTCCATATTTTGTTGGCAAAATGCTTTCAATGGACTAATGAAAATAATTAGCATTTCACCATCACTTAACATAATAGCAATTAGTGTTTTACCCATACCACAAGGTAGTTGTAGAACAGTTCGTTTTTTACCTAGTAATACATTGTATGCTTCAAGTTGATAATTATAAGGCTTTAAGTTATAATGTGCAAATTTATCTATATCTTTATCTATCCTATTTTCAAATTGGTTGTCTAAATTATGTTTACCTAGAATAAAATCAAATGTTATTTTTGGTTTATTATCTAGTTTAGTGTCTGCTTGTGTGTCTTTAACATTAACATCTTTTGGTTCAGTTTTCCGGGAAGGTGTAGTATTAGTTTCCATAATGACATTTAATTCGCATTGTTTATGAAAGTATCGAATGCGTGGATTAGGTTTTCTGGCTTTGATATTTTCACTAAGTTTGGAAGTGTAATATAAATCACCATACATTTCCGGATAATCTACTAACATACTATTCCATCCGGCTAAATCTTCTAATCGCACACTATTATTTTCTGCATAATATTTACATTGGATTAGGTGATATTCGCAATTATTTTCCAAATGCGATTCAATCATAAAAATATCGCATCCTATATCAGGAAGCCCGTATACGGGCTTACTATCTAAACCATCAATAATTTGAGGGTTTTCAGGAAGCCCATATATGGGCTTACCATCTAAACCATTAAGTAATTTATTTATGCGAATACTTTTGCGTTGTAATCGGTATTCATTCCAGTTGCCAATTAAACCGACATCACACATTACTTCTTCTGGAATATTTGACCATAACCAACATTGACGTTTAGGATTTTCACTTTGTAAGTAATCTAGAATATAGTTTTCATAAATATCGCCTTTTTCTTTCATATTTTTTACTGTTATTCCCTCACTTACATCTGCTAGAATGCTTTTCTTTTTGATGTTATTATATTTTTTCTTGGGTTTAGTTGTCATTATTATGCTTGTATTTTGTATTTTGCTTTTAATTAGTAAATAGTAAATAGTTTATTATTTTTAGATAAGTTATTTAGGGATAGTTAAATCAATTTTATTCTAGCAACTAGTTTAATTTATACCTTGTCGAAAATATATAAATAAAATACTAAAAATTTATTATATGTGATAAAATTATAGTATCAAAAGATAATCAATTAAATAATCAATTAAGTAAACAATTAAGTAAACAATTAAATAAATGGATATTTTATCTTTCCAAAAAAATAGACATCATAGTGATTATATTAGCGATGAATGTGGTATTTTAAGTAAAAAAGGAACTAAATCTTGTAATTCTTATTATGATTGTATAAAAAAGAAATATCCTGATACATACAAAAATTTTATTGCTTATAAAAAAGAAAGGTCAAAAGGATTTGATAAATGCTACGGTAAATATAAAACTAAAAAAACAATAAAAACACGTCATCGCAAAATAAAAATGGTATCAATAAATTATGATAAAACTAAAAAATGTATTGATAAATACTCTAATTTTAAAATGGATCCTTTATATAATAATCGAAATATGCCACAATGTAATAAATCTAGAAAACAATATGTAAAAGGTATTAAAAAAACTATTAAAGAAATAAAGCAAAGTATTGAGAAAAATAATAAATCTAAGCTTTCAAAAAAAAAATAATCTCTAGATGATTACATTAAATAATTACATAACATTTTTTCCCATTCTAGAACATTAACATTAGAAATATATTGAATTTTATTACCATTTTCATCTCTATATGTCCGACCTTGAGATTCACCATCTGGGCAAATACTTATTCTAGCATCTTTAATTTCAAATATATTTGGATTAAGTAAATAAGACACTGTTAAAACATCCCATGCATAATAATTCTGTATTCCAAATGTTCTACAAATAATAGAATATATATGAACTACAATATTACCTAATACACTTCCATTAGTATTTTCAGTTAATCTTCTTAGAAAATCAGTAGTAATTGGAACACTATTTGTAGTATCTAATGGACACATAATAATTTGTATTCCAGAATCAAATACATTTTTTGTCGCAATTGGATCCCAATATGCATTCCATTCAGCAGTTCCATCATGTTTAGTAAAAGTTTCAATACTTCCTGCAACATCAATTGCACCACCCATCCATATTAGTTTTTTAATTTTATTTTTTTGTTCTGGTGTCATTATTTGTAATGCTTTTGATATACAAGTTAATGGTCCAGTTTCAACCAAAACAACATTATCCAAATCATTATCCAACTCATTAATAATATCAATTATTAAATTATGTCCTAATTTATTTGATACTGGATATTTAGGTTCTCCATTTCGAAGCATAAATGGCATATGACATACAGAATATGGTGTTCCACGCCATTCATTTGGAAATGGATTTATACCCGATTCATTACATACACCAATTATAATATTTTCATTTTGATTATCCATAACCATAGCTATATCCATTATGTCAAATATTTTGCGGGTTGCATATAGAGCTGGTTCTAGAAAACTATCTGCCGGTGTTAGAATAACTGCTTTTAATTTAATTGTGCCTTTTTTATGTGCAGATAAAATAACACATAAACAAATAAGGTCATCTAGATTACCATCGTGAGAAAATATAATATTATCTGGCATTTTCAAATATATTTATTCTCATAATCTAAATACTTTTTAAATTCATTAAAAATAATAAAAAATAATAAAAATTGAATTATAATATATATTTAGATATTACAAACATAACAAAAATGAGCGGGCAAAATATGAATGAGCAAAATATGAATGAACAATATAATTATTATTGAATTTGTGTATTTTTATTTAATTAATTTTCTTAATTAAAATATTTGTAATTATTAAGAAATATTCACAGTTTTTTATTATTCTGATAAATCTTGCGTGTGTGCAAATATGGAGAAATATGAAGGCTCTATGTATGCTCGATGGGCAAGCGATAATGCAATGTTATCTAGTCGACCTTCCGCAGCCGCACCTCCCGCAGCAGCACCTATACGCCATTCTGAACCGAGACAACCTACTACTTATACATCATATATTACATGGGTAGAGCTTATTGGTTGGCAAATAATAAGTACACCAATTAATGACCCAATTGTTACAAACTATAATAAAGTATTGGCAAGCGAAGCATTAGTTGATTTATCGGGAAAAATTATTGGTAAAGCAGCAAGAGGTACTGCTACAACGTTTTTCACTAATCGCGGTAAAGAACAAAGACAAATAATGCGCATAGGCGAAAGGATGTATATGTTATATAAAAAAAAACATTTTCCAGTTATTGTTCCCGAGACCTTACAATTACGATTTCCAGAAACAGGTTGGACACCAGCAAACAATGACCAAGTAAACGCATTTATACAATTTTGTTATCCTGGTATGTCTGATGATAAATTAAGCATAGATCCATCGACTATACCGTATCCATCACAAGAAGAACAATATGATGTGGGAGGAGGAACAGTTTCATTTTTGCGTAGGAAAAAAGTAATTTATTATGTACGTAATGACGAGCCAATAGGTAGTATAAGTAGGTATGTGCCTTTTGCAAATAGCACATATGATATATTGTTTGGTAATTATGAACCAAGTCATAGTCTTAACGGCGGAAGTCGCCGTCGCCGAAGTCAGCGCAAATCTTCCAAATCACGCAAGCTTTCAAAACGCGCCACCAAACATAATCGTCATCACAAACATAGCAAATCTTCCCGAAAATAAAATAAATTCCAATACCAATTACAATCCCAATATAAGTTTTTCCCAAATCGAAATATATAATAGCATAATCCATTTGTTATGAAATATATTAAAAAAACATTCTCTTTTTCAACACCATCCGTGAGTAGCCATAGCCTTGCATTACTGTTTTAGATACCTGGCTAGAATCATCTTGAAAAATCAATTTGCATTTTTCAATATAGATCGCGGTGTTCATATGGAGCATAAATTTAATAAATCCATATGTTTCAATACCAATCATATATACCTAATATAAATAATTTCTATAATTAAAAATAAATAAAAAACAAAACAAACTTTCTACAATACTATAAAATACAAGTATCAACTAGTGCATTAACTTCTACTAATGCTAAACAACATTTATATTTTTTACCATAATCTAGCATATTTTGGCTAATAGCCTTTTTATTTTTATAGACAGAATCTGATGAAAACCAATCTATATTTTTACTGCTAAATAATATATTGCATTCTTCAAATTTTTTAATTATATTTGAAATATTTACTTTATTATATTCAATATTTTTTTCTTTTTTCAATGTTTCCAATCGTCTCTGAATCATTTTATTGATTGTACATTTTTTTAAAGATGGTCGACACACATATTCACTATCTTTTATAAATATATAATCTGCACAACTAAATTTTTTATTTAATTCAGTAATAATTTTACCTGATACTTCTGCTATACTTACATCTACAATAAATGGTTTTAATTGATTATATTTTTTGAATATAGAACGAGTTTGTTCGCTATCTGGATTATCGCTTTTATGTAATCCTATCCACAAAGAAATATTAAAATCTGGTTTCATTGCAAATATTTTTTCTAATGCCATAATTCTATGATGTCCGTCTATTAATTCAATTAAATTATCTATAGTATTTGATTTATAATCATTATATTCAATAATACCTATATGCCCGAAAAAACAAGGATTTGTGCTTTCTAATAAATCTGAAACCATATTATCTATATGAGAATTGTCTATTTTTAGATTTAAACCAAATTGTTTAATCTTTAAAAAATGTTTTACCTGTGTACCAGTTAAATAATAGAATTCACAAAAAGGATCTTTTCTATCTGGAACTTGAACTCCTAATAAACTAAATTTATATTCTTTATATTGTGATTCATTTGTTGAATATATAATTTTTATATGCTGTTGTTCATATTTGCGGTTAAAATAATTCATAAATACAAACATAACATTATTTTCATTATTATGAATAAAAAATTCATTACCTTTGTCTAAAGTGAAATTTTTATTAAATATTTTTATTATTTCCTTTTCATCATCATCTATATTAATAGATTTTACTAGAGTTAAAATATCTGCATAATTATAACTTTTATATCTGTTATCAAAATTAATACTTTTACCTACTTTATAAATACATCTACCACTAGTATCACACATCTTTAATAAGTAAATAGTTCCTTCATTACTTTTTACTATTGCATTATTATTATTATCATTATTATTATTATTAGTTGAATTTATAGACTGTGATTTCATAATTTTAGTAGCTTTAATTTTAATATTATTAATATCAGCCATTTAATTATTTTTGAAATTAAAGAAATTTTATATGTATTGTAAAAAAGATATTTATTTCCATAAACTAAATACTTTTTAAATTAATAAAAAAAAATAAAAATTGATTTAAAAAATAATAAAAATTGAATTATAATATATATTTAGATATTACAAACATAACAAAAATGAGTGAACTAAATACGAATGAAAATAATATGATTTTAATACCATTATCTGAATATGAAAAATTACAAAAATATAAACAAGAAAATGATGAATTACAAAAGCAAATAATGGAAATAACCACTAATAAAAATGTAATTTATTACAATAAATATTCCAATAATCAAGAATCCAATATTCAAAATTCTAATAATCAAGATTCCAAAAAAATAATATTTTGTTCCCAATAAATTCCCAATAAATTTGCTATCATTTCTGCCAAGGAAATATTTCTGGATATTTACCATTTGAATATTTTTGTAATGCTATTTTTTCCGCCATATCACTAACTGTATATTGTGGTCTTTCATCATAATCATTATCACATTGATCATCATTATATCTATAATATTCATTATATTGGCTTTTTTTATATTTATTATATGCAATATTACGGCATTCATTCATATTACAATAATCATATAAATACCGCATTTGGCACATTCTTTTTACAACATCGGCTAAATTAACTGATTCTCCATCAATATATTTTTGACATAATTTACTATCACTACGTAATTCTAAACCGGCTTCTTGCAATGCATTATTCATTTGTTGTTGTCTTTCGCGTCTTTCATTTTCTAACATAATTTGCCTTTGTTTTTCATTTTTTATAAATATTACAACATCATAGATATTTGTAATAATATTATTATCTTTATTAACTATTCTGCCTTCATTTATATATTCTATCGAATATTTACAATTGCTATCAAATTCCATAGTATTATTTTGCAATGTATTTTGCAATGTATTTTGCATTGCATTTATTAGGTTTTCTTTTCTAGTATTTCTTTCTAAATTTATTTTATCTTGTTTAATTTGTTCTCTAGATAAACGTTTTTGTTTTCTTTCATTTTTAATTCTATTCTTTTCAGTAATCATATTTGTAATAAATTCATTAATATTTTCTAATGGCGTATTAAATTTTATTGATGCTTTATCCATTAAATCACTTTTATAATAAAATGTTGCTATGCAGAATTTTGTTTTTCCTCTAACAAATCTTAAATCTTCAAAATCACTATCATTTAGTAAATATTCCTTCTTTGCATTAGTTTTAGTAACCAACATATATTCATCTAAATTTTTACAAGTATCACACAATACAATATTGATGGTAGAACGATTATATCCCTCGTTTTCATTACATTCAATGCAAATATTATTTTGTGTTCTATAAGACATTATTTAGTAAATATTTTTACTAAATACTTTTACAAAATGTTTTACAAAATGTTTTACAAAATGTTTTATATAGTGCTTCTAGAAGACAATTATTTTTTAAGTTGAAAAAATAAAAAAAAAAATGTAAATAGAAATGTATTGAAATTTAAGTCAATATAATTCCGTAATTAAATTGCCATATCCAGTTTCAATTTTATTAAATAAATCCGGATTATCATAATATATATGGGATAATATAACTTGGTCAGAAAACAAGTAAATGTATTAATGAAATAAATATATTTATTAAGATATTTATTAAGATATTTATATATATATTTATTAAGATATTTATTAAAATATTTATATATATATTTATTAAAAAATAAAAAACTAAAAATATTATTAATATTTAATTAAAATGAAACTATCTAAAAAAAAAGATAAATTAACAAAAAAATTCTTTAAAAAACAATTAGTTGGAGGGTCAAACAAATCTTATCATAGTGTAAATCTTAGAGCTAGTGCAAATAAAAATATAAATCCAGTTATTACCAATATAATGAATTTAAGAGATTTAATTTATGGTGAAATACAAATACCTATAAAAATTGTGTTTAAAAATGTTATTCTAAATTGTTTTATTGGTAATAAAAAATTTATAATAGGCACAAATAAAGATGCAAATTGTGTGAAAATTACTTATTATCCCCGAAATTATTGTAGTTTGAATTCTTTTTTTTATCTTAAAAATAAACAAAATTGTACTACTATAATAAATGATGTAAAAGACATAAATAATATTGAATTTAAGAAAAATGTATCAATTAATGGTAAAATACCAGATAATTATAATAAACAATTTAATGAATTATTAATGGAATTATTTGATATAATAAATTTAGATATTAATATTAATTATTGTGAATTAAATGATAGTTCTCAATTAAAAGATACAATAAAATGTGGTGATATTCAAATGTCTATTTTAAAGCACATAGAAAGAGGATATGGATTTTATAATGAGTTTGGTTATTTCTATAAATTATCAAAATCTGTAATAAAACAAAAAAAAATAAATGAGTCTATACAAGAATCAAATGATTTTTTAAAAAAATTAGAAGCTTTTAGAAATACACTTGTTAGTTTAGATGATAAAAATATATTTACGGAATCAATAGTTATACCTGATAATATTAGAATATGTTTGTCAAAAATAATAACAGAAAATAGAGAAATAACTTATAAAATTCTTATAAAAACATTAATGGATAATTGCAAATTACAACCAGATATACAATATATAGGTATATTTACTGGTTATGATTGTATAGTACTAACGCAAATAAAAGAATTTTTAACAAATGTAATTAGAAATTATTTTAGTAAAGATTTTATAAATATAGAATATAAATTTTACAATAAAGATACTAATGCAGTTAGTAGATTAGTAAATAAGAATAATGATGCAGAAAGAAAATTTGAAATGGTTACTATGAAAAAAAATAATATAGAACTTTTAAAAATAGAAGATGATAAATATCAATATTTAATAAATATTGTTTAATGTTTTAACAATATAGTAAGTACATACATATACATACATATACATAAAATTGAAATATCATATTCTAAAAAATAAATTATTATTTTGTAATTGTAAATTTATTTGTCTGCTAGAATGAAATATTCAAAATCCATAATAATTAGACCTACAACAAATACAAATATAAATAAAATTGCAAATAATAAGAATAATTATGATACCAATTATAATACCAATTATGATACCAATTATGATACCAATTATGATACCAATATTAATAATAGTAATAGTAATATTTCTAAATCCATGTATAAATCTATGTATAAATCTATGTATATAATTGAAAAAATTATAACATATTTGATAACATATTTAATAATTAGTTTTATTATCTCTGATTTAAATCCAAAAACTATTAAAAGTTCTGAAGTAATTGAATATGAAAACTCCAAAATATTTAAAGAAATAGTTAAACGTCCAGAAACATATATAAATATTATTACAGAATACAATTTAAAATATTTACTTATAAAAAAAACTTGTTCATTCTTTATTGATGAAATAAAAACATCATTAGAAAATACAAATAATACTAGAAATAATACTGGAAACAATACTACAAAAAAAGATATACAAACAAAAAAAAACCATAAAAATATTAAAAAACTAATGGAAGAAACTGAATTTTTATTGATAGGTTTATTTGATATTTTAAAAATTAAATTATATCTGGATGATAAAATATTTAATTATGATAGATTAAAAATTACACCAAAAGATATAAAAAGTTATGAAAAATTAGATAATATTTTTAATAAAAATCTAGATACTATTTATAAACAAATGATACAATTAGATAAAAAATGTAGTCACAAAATAATAAAATCATCAAGAACTAATACACATCAACTTGCAAAAAAAACAACTACAATAAAAGAATATGATGATTTAGAAGGTGTTGAAGTATAAAGTGTTGAAGTAAAAAGTATTTGAACTTATAAAAATATAAATAAAAAATAAATAAAAAATAAATGTTTAATATATAAAATGCCTAATACTAATACTAAAATTAAACAAAGACAAAAAAATTATATCCTACATTAAAAGGTGGTGCTTCTTATATACCTTCTACTCATAGAAGAAGTAAAGCACAACCAACAAAATCACCAAAATCAACAAAATCTAATCGAAAAGTAAACAATTCAATACAAACTAAACTAATTTACAAACTAATAACTGCAAAATCACAGGTAAATGTAAAAATTAATTATAAGAATATAAAATTAAATTGTATGCTAGGTAATAATAAATTAATTATAGGTAATAATGATGATATATGTATTGAAATTATATATTATCCAGTACATAAATTTTGTAGATTAGAAGGTTTTTTTTATAAAGTTAATAAAGGAACATGTAAAGGTAAATCATTTTTAAATAATAGTGTATTTATGGATAATACTAAAGTAAATGGTCGAATTCCTGGCGATTATAATAAAAAATTCAATGAAACAATGATGGAACTATTTGATATAATAAACATTGATATTGGTATGAAACAATGTACATTAAGAGATGGTTCTCAAATAAAAGGAACTAAATGTGGTGATATTAAAATGTCAGTATTAAAACATTTTGAAAGAGGATATGGATTTTACAATGAATTTGGATTTATGTATAAAGACAAAATTGATAAATCAAATGAAATTTTGCAATCTATAATCAGTGAAAAAAGAAAACCAATAGATATTACTAATATTACATATGAGTATATTTTTAGCTTATTAGAATCTATGGGATTAAAATATGATCCAGTTTCGATAGAAACTATAGAAATATTTAAAAACATTATTACTACTAATCCAGGTATTACATATCAACAATTTATTAATGAAATAATGAATTATAGCAAAATGTCTGTAGATACTTTACCAGGTGGAATATTTACAACTTATAGTAATGAAAATATAATTGAATTGACAAATTTAATTACAATCATTACACATAATTTACTAGGTGGTAATAAATATAGTCTTACACAATATAAATTATATAATACATTTAAAAATTTAGTAAGTAGATTAATTGATAAAGATAATGATGAAACAAGACAATTTGAAATGGTATCTATGAAGGATTATAATGTAGAAATAGAAAAATTAGTTAAAACAGCTAATAATATTTTTGATTATGAAATAAATATTTTATATCCATAATGTAATAATACAATAATAAAATCAAAGAGTCAAAGTATCAATTTTTACTAAATTAAATAATGGCTGGTTGTTTTCGTCCTAATTGGCTAACCATATCCTCCACCTCCACATAGACATCATCCAGGATTTCATCCTATTCGCCGTTTTTCAAATGGTTTTCATAGAGTTTCACATAGAATATTTAGACCTGTAACAGTAATGTCTTTTACTTTATCACCGGTGGCATCAATGATTATAGTAATTTTTTTTATTTTAGCACTTATTGGAACTTTTATTTATTTAGGTGTATCAGGCAAATTTTCATCATCTTCTTCATCAACTCCAAATGTGCCACCACCATATAAACCTAGTATACCACCATCACCATATCCACCATATCCACCATCACCATATCCACCGTCAGCATATGCTATAAATAAAGAAGAAGATATACAAATAACAACATCAGCAATAACAGCACCAACACAAGATGTGCTAAAACATCTGGGTGCATGATATAGAAGTGGTGGAACTAAATAATAATAGTTTTTAATAAATATAAAAATATAGGATAATTATAGGATAAATATAGGAAAAATTATTTTTTTATGATAAATTATTAATTATTAAATATGTATAAACAAATTAAATCAAATAAAAAATTATTATGCAAATTAGTTAAAATATGTATGTTAATGGGTATTGTATTATGTATTATAATATTGATATATAGAATATATAGAATACATTTTTTCAAACCTTTTATCAGACAAATTGAAAATTTTGCTAATCCTGATTATAAAACATTAATTTCGAATTGGGATAATGGAAGTGGTTTTTTTTCAGAATTATTATTTAAATTAAATCATTATCTTTATTGTAAAAAATATAAAATAAATTTTAAAACGAATTCTGATAACTGGTCTTATAAGTATGCAAATGGATGGATAGATTATTTTGAAGATATAATGCTAAATTATAATTCAAATATAGGAGACAATAATGAAATAAAAACAGTGAATGGTTGCTGTGAAATTTTAGAACAGTTTCCACTGCGTGATTATGTTGCAATAATTCCAGAATATTATAAATACAATACAAAGACATTTGAACATATACAAAAAATTAAAAATGAATTAGGATTGGTGCCAGGGCAATATGGTGCAATATATATTCGTAGAGGAGATAAATTAGTAGATGAAATTAAGTTTATACCATCAAGTAAATTTGTGGAATTATTATTATTAAAGTATCCAGATTGTAAATTAATATTTGTTCAAACAGATGATTATAATAGTTTTCTAGAAGTTCAAGATTACATACAAAATAAAAATAAAGATAAAGATAAAGATTTGGATATAAAAATTTTAACATTGTGTCCTAAAACAAATTTTGGTTCAATTGCAAATAGTGGATATGCTAATAAAATGATTAATAATAGTATTGATAAACTAAAAGAAGGTTCAGAAATACTTAGTGATAATAAGGAATATATGAAAAAAATAACTCAAAAATTATCTAAGCCAATATCCGAAATGACTCCGGATGAACGTTATGAACATACACTAGAATTATTAACTAGCGTAGATATTTCCATAAATTCAAAAATATGCGTTTGTGATTATAAATCAAATGTCAGTAGATTTATTAAAATAGCACATAATAATTTTAATAATGTTTTTGATGTTATAGGTGCAGATTCACTTATTACATTAGATTCATATAAATGTCCAGGATTTGATTTTGACTCTATACATAATAAATAAGTATTTTTAAAGTAAGTTTTCAAAGTAAGTTTTTAAAGTAATTATTTCAAACTAAGTTTTAGAAATAATGCATTATATTTTCAAAACTTTCTCAAATACCACACATTGATTTTGAACTTCTAATTGTTTTTTACCATTAGTTTTATAATCGAAAAGGCAATTATGTGTCTCTGGCATACGATGTTTATTGCAAAATTCTTTTTCACATCTACATACAAAAGGTATTAATCCCAATTTCTTTGTACAGCCATCAATACAACACCTATTAATATTAGATTGTTTTTCACGAATTATATTAATATTATCGGTTTGCATTGGAATTATTTGTGCCATTTATTTTTTATCTGTTTTAATTAGTTTACAAGTTTACAAGTTTACAATATAATTTTGAAATAATTTTGAAAGATAATTTTAAATGATAAGTAAATATTTTTTTTCAATTTTTTGTGTAAATAAATTTAAATAATTTTTTTATAGAATTAATTAGTTTTTTTGAGAAGAACCAATTAACATTTTATTAGAGTATTGTAAAAGTAAAAACAAAAAAAATGTGTGTGCTATGTTGTGCGCAATGGGTAGAGTGCAATGCGATAAACATACATAAAACACAACTAACGGGACCCAACAGGGGTAAATCTGGTGTTCTTTCTGTCATCGCTCTTTGCTTTGTTCATGGCAGCAGCCAGCACTTGCGAAGGTGAGGGCGGTGACTTTGGCTTATTTGGGATGCCCTTGCTGCGGTTCTTGCCAACGCGGAACTCATTCCCTACCAATTTAACATGCGTTCCAGGAGGTCTTTTAGCAAATCGCGCTGGCACCTTTGGAAGTGTTTCTGGTTTGCCCAACAAACGTTGCCACAATAAGTGCCATTTGACTGATTTACTTTTTTTGGAAGGTTTCCAATGTGTTTGAGGACTCGGTTGTTGGGCAATTGGCTGTCCAGCAGAAGCTTCAGTTCGAACTTGAAAAGACATTCTGAAGCAAACCGTGAAAGGTGTAGATAATACTTATTCTCATATATATAATATTTCAATTTTTTGTTAAAATCCCAAAAATGCCAAAAAATATTTCATAAACATACATTGATAAAAACATCACTATAAAACAAAAAAATGTAATGCAAAACAATGCAACTATGTTTGATATTAATCATAATCAATCTCGACATAATCGAAAGGGTTCTGATCCCCGCCTTCGCCATAGTAGTTAGATACTGTATGGGCAAGAACTGCAGATAATATTGGAATGTTTTCCCAATCATTATTGTCAAGAGCACTTTTTAAAGCCTTTCTAAAGCCATCCCAAGAATATCGGTACTCACCAGTATATCTTAGATGAGTATAAATGCCATATATCTCAGTAAAATCTCTAGGTATGTAACCTTTTTCAACCAAACGAATACGCAAGGTTTTTCCCATTTCTAGAAAAGAATCGAACTGTAGAAAGTGCAAATAATACTTATTTTAATATATATATATAATATTTCAATTTTATTTGAAAAAATGCCAAAAATGCCAAAAAAAACTAAAAAAACAAATATATAAATATACAAATATAAAAGCACATTACTAGAATAATAACTAGAATAATAAATAATAACTATGAAAATCCAAGTAATTTCGGACATCCATCTAGAACATAATAAAACAATACCATCTTTTTTATTAAATCCGGATAATATTAATGCACCATATTTATTTCTTATTGGTGATATAGGTATTCCAAAACAGAAAAAATCATTATGGCTAGAATACATTAATTGGTGTAATAAACAAGAAAAACTTTCTAAAATATTTTATGTTCTAGGTAATCATGAAAGTTATGGTTTCTCCTATGAAGAAACTATAGAATATATTCGTAATGTATTTTCCACTATGCCCAAATTTACTCTGCTAGAAAGAAATATTATAACACAATTAGAAGATTATACCATTATAGGATGTACATTGTGGTCAGATATTGATTTTGCAACCGCATTATTGATGAATGATATACAAAATATCAATAAATCCATCAATCAACCCCTTAATAAACCTATTGAACGAACAATATCATTGTCAACAGAAAAAAATCAAAATCAAAATCAAAATCAAAATCAAAATCCAAATCCATATCAATATCAATATCAATATCAAAAAAAACGAAATATAGAAATATCAACATTACAATCTTGGTATAAAAATGATAAAGAATGGTTAGAAATTACATTAAATGCATTACAATCTAATCCAGATAAAAAAGATAAAATAATTGTTGCAACACATCATTTGCCATCAATGAAATTAATACCACCTAAATTTCAAAATACATCTGATATGAAATATGCTAAAGGCTTTGCATCTAATCTCGATCATTTAATACCATTAACCAATATATGGCTATTCGGACATACCCATTACCATATAGATACTATTTTAAATAAAACACGATGCTATGCCAATCCATTAGGTTATCCAGATGAAAATGATACTTGTTTCTCTATGTCGCAAGTTATTGAATTGGTATAGTTTTTACTTGTATATATTTCTATTGAATAAAAAATTGAAATTTTTTTTATTATAATTTTATATTTTACAAAACAAAAACATTGAATATTGATTGAATATTGATTGAATATTGATTTGATATGGGTGGCACTAATTGGTCTACTTTAATTACATATGAGCAATGTGCAGAAAAGATAATGAAATATCATACATCGCAAAAACTAATTTCAGTTGGTTCCGGTTATGGTGTTCTAGAAGACTATATTGACAGTACTTATGCAATAATGCAAAAAAATATAGATTTAATTTGTATTGATCCAGAACCTTGTAGTTATCGTTTTCAAAATTATCCATCACGACCTCTTATGCCACCAGATTATGCATATGTAGACGATTATCTAGAACAATTAGAAAAGCAACCTTCTAAGGAACAATCATCCTGTAGTGAGAAAAGCGAATGTGATTTATTACTATGTTGGTCAAATCCAAATGATTCTACATATGATTTAGAAGCAATTATAAAATTAAAACCCCAAACAGTGTTTATTATATATGAAATGACTGGTGCTGCGGGAAGTAGTTCATTACATAATTGGATTTATAATAAATGTAGTGATATACCAAAAGTTTCCATTCCACTTTGGCTAAATCACGAAAATGCTACTATATTTAAGGAAGAAGGATATAAGTGTGTTGATTCAATCGTTCGAGAATATAACGAAGAATTTCAATATGCTTTGCTAATTCTTTCTAGAAAGTGAAGAAAAAAAATATTATTTTATTTTGTCTTTTTTTTGTCTTTTTTTAATTTATTCAATTTATTTTTTATTTTTTCATTTTTTCAATTTTTCAATATAAAAAATTATTTTTTATCTAGAAGTATATTTCCAATATATTTAATATTTAATATTATATTTAGTAATTATGGATGATATTTTAAAACCTATTAACACACCCAAAGAGCAGAAACCCGAAGACAAGAAACCAGCAAAGCCCAAAGAATCTAATCCGAAACCATCTAAACCAACCAAAGCAAAAGCACAAGCTAAATCAAAAGCCAAATTAAAAGTAATAGAAGAGTCGATTTTATTCACCCCTAGTTCAGAACAACAACTTATAATAGATGCAATTAAGCGTGGTGAAAATGTTTCTGTCAATGCAGTTGCGGGTTCAGGTAAGACTACTACTATTCTAGGGATAGCAAAACAAATTCCAGAGAAAAAAATATTGCAAATTACTTATAATCGTGCATTAAAGTTAGAAGTTGAGAAGAAAGCCAAATTAAATAAACTAGATAATCTAAAAGTTCTTACCTTTCACGGATTAGCGTGTTCCTATTATGATTATACAGCATATACTGATGACCGAATCCAAACTATTTTACGAAATAATATACCACTCAATAAACCGATTACTAACATAACCCAAGAAATAATAATAATTGATGAAATCCAAGATATGACCCCACTCTATTTTGAATTAATTCATAAATTCTTATTCGATATAAAACGCAGTGTCATCATAGGGATTATGGGCGATAATTACCAAGGTATATATGGTTTTAAAGGTGCAGATGAACGTTTTCTAACTCTAGGAGACCAAATTTTCAGCACTGGCAATAATAACAATCATAATAATCCCTTTACTAAATTAACTCTTAATACTAGTTATCGATTAACACAGCCTATGGCGGATTTTGTGAATCAAGTAATGGTGGGTGGTCATCAGCGAATTAAATCATTAAAAGAAGGAGTGCCGGTTAAATATATTCAATATCCACACGATGAACTTACTGATTTTATTGCTAATATGATTACAGTCGAAATGCAAACTAATAGATATAAAGCCGAAGATATTTTTATTCTTTCTGGAACATTGCGAAATCAACGAATTAAGAATTTGGAAAATAAATTAGTATCTAATGGGTTTTTATGTTTTGTTCCTATTTCGGAAGATGCAAAATTAGATGAACGTATTATTAAAGATAAAATAGTTTTTACTACATTTCATCAATCTAAGGGTCGAGAACGCAAATTAGTAGTGGTATTTGGTTTTGATACATCTTATTATGAAATGTTTAAAGATAAGCATAGTTCTTTTTTAATCTGCCCTAATTTACTCTATGTAGCAGCCACCCGGGCATCTCATCAATTAGTATTGATAGAACATATTGATTTAAAGCAATCGTTGCCTTTTTTGAAAATGTCGCATTCTGGTATGATGTCGTGTAATTTTGTGGATATTCATAGACATTATACTCTTGATAAGCATCGTAATATTGATTCTAATAAAATGTATGTTCGTAGGGAAGAAGATTTTGAGCATGATAAAACTGTTACTGATTTAGTTAAATTTATTGATGAAAGCACATTGGCTATTCTGGGAGAACTAATTACTAAAGTATTTAAAATTACAAATGAAATACAAGAATCTAATATTGCAGTAATACCAGGTGATATCAAAATTACTAATAAAAATGGATATTATACTTATGAACAGGTATGTGATATTAATGGTGTGTCTATTCCCGCAATGTTATTTAGTGGTTCTCAAAACTATAATAATTCTGGAAATTCTAATTACCTTTGGAAATATTTATCTCGTCAGTACCTATCCAATACATTTCGTAGTAAAAATAGCACTTTTATTTTAGGATATATTAATCAATTGAAAGAGAAAACACAGTTAGAATGTGTACCAGATTGGTTGCTATTGGGAAATATATATCTATGTGCAACAGAAGGTTATAATTATAAATTGAAGCAAATTCAGCAATATGACTGGCTAGAACCGGAGATGGTGGCAAAATGTCATCGAAATATTGCAAATATTTTTGGTGGTAGTATGGATGATATTCATAAAGATATGCATTATGAATTTGAATTAGGAACTGGTTATGATGAGCGGGGTGCATTTTATGGGTTTAAGACGGAAACTTATGGTGTTGTAAAGATTAGGGGGCGAGTGGATTGTATTAATGATGATGTTGTATGGGAATTGAAATGTGTAGATATGTTGAGTATAGAACATATGTTGCAAGTGGTGTTGTATGCGTGGATGTGGCGTCGTATAGTATTGCAGAGACAGGAAAATAAAGAAAAACAAGACAATCAAGACAATCAAGCTAATCAAGATAATAATTTGCAAAATGGTATTGATAGATTATTTAATTCTAGTAATGAAAGGAAAAAAAAATTAAGAGATGTTGTTCTAGATAATATCTATCAGATGAAACAATTTAAATTGATGAATATACGTACTGGTGAAGTTCGGGAATTAGATACTTCTAATACACAATATATTGATGATATTGTAAAAATATTACTTGATTCCAAATTACGGATTCGGGAGTTGCTAACTGATGAACAATTTATAGAAACTTCTAGGGGAAGGGTAGAAAAATATAAATTAAATATTGCAAATACTTATAATGTGGATGAGTTGCAAGAATTAGAAAAGATGCAACATTTAGAAAATGCTAGAATAGAAGAAGAAAAAATAGATTTGGATTTCTAGATGTATTTTTTACTTATATTTATTAGATAATTTATAGTTAAGTAATTTATAGTTAAGATTATATTCTAAAAATTGAAAAAAAATGTTATTCTAGAATAAAATAATTTAAACTTATTATAAATAGTCTTTATATAAATTATTAAGCTATGGCAAATAATTCTACAAATTATAAAATTAAAATGGATAGTGCTATAAATAATATTATTAACGAACCAACAGCTGATTTTAATATATCAAATAATCAATTGAAAACAAATACATACACATTAAATGCAATTAAGAAATATAGGGCAAAAAATGCTGATAAAGTTAGGGAATATAATAAAATATATCATTTACGAAAAAAAGATGAATTGAAAAAAATAAATCCTTATCTAGATTATACCAAGCAACAACTTTTTGATAAAATATTTGCATTGGAAGCAGAAATTAAAGAATTAAAAATATAATTTTTCGTATAGCTTGATTTTTTTTTTTATTTATATATATTAAGAATATTTTCAATCTTTTATTTAGCTTAAAGATAAAACAAAATAATAATTTACTAAATATTTTTACTACTAAATTTTTACAGTTATTTAAAATATAAAAAATGACAACTTCTAATATTTCTCTTGAAGTTAAGTTTTTCAAAGATAATGGATTTAATCTTTGGAATGTCAATGAAGAGAAGAAACCGTGTATTTTAACTAAAAATACCAAAACAGGTATTACAGGGTGGCAAAATTATAGTGCTAAAGATTTTGAAAAACTCAAAGTAGATTATACGCAAAATATAGGATTTTATTCTGGATATCAATATAAATCTCAATTAAATATTATTGTATTAGATTTTGATATATTTAGTAAAGGTATTAAAAATGATGAAGTTTCTAAACTATATGAACAATTTTTAGAATTAGATTTAATACATAATAAACATAAAAAAGGTCATTATAATTCTTCTACTTGTGGAAATAAAGGTGTATTATTAAATATTACAGATAATTCGGAATTTATTGAATATCTTAATTCTTTTAATCTTGCTAAAATATCAGGTGGTTTGGAAATCCTTATTAAAAATAATGTTGTTTTACCACCATCTATAACTAATTGCAAAAATTGTGAATATAAACCTTTACATCCACGTAAATTTATTGAAGATATAGGATATACTAATATTACATCTGAAATTGATAAATTCATTCGAAATTATATTGATTGTATTAAAAGAAAGAAATTACCAACAAAAAATACTATAAGGGATACTAAAAATGCAGGTTCTGGTGTAATACATTATTCAAATATAGTATCTGACAATGATGAAGAAAATAAACCATCTTATATATGTATTCTGGAATTGATTAAAAAAATCTTAAAACCTTTATTGAATGATTATCAAGGTTGGTTCTTTATAACATCAAGTTTAATTAATAGTTATGGAAATAATATTGATAATTTCAATTTGTTTGATACTATTTGTAAATCATTAAATGGTTATGATTATAATAATAATTTGCAGTTTTGGAATACTACTAAAGTTGATAAATATCAATGTTATAATTACAAAGCAATTATAAAAACTGCTTATTTTTATGACCCATTAACTACTTATTGTATTCTAGGAGAAGAATATAAAAGAATTCAAAAATTAAAAGAAGAAAATATTATGAATGATGAATATATTAAATGGAAAGTTGAATTTGAGAAGACTCGCTCAAAGATAATATCACCTTTAAATTTTTTAGACATAATTAATGGTTCTCCAGATTTTATTAGTCAAATGGAATTAAAACAACGCTATATGGAAAAATCTAAATTTATTGATATGTGGCTAAAAGATGAAAATAAAAGATGTTATCAAAAAATTATATTTAAACCTAATGCAACTGAAGAAGAAAACAAATTAAACTATAATTTATTTACTGGATATAGAATAGATAAACTTAATATACCACTTGACTCTGAATTAGATATTAAACCATTTTTAGAATTTATTAATCTTATTTCCGGTAATAAAAATTATAAAAATATTGACTACAATGATATATCATTTAAGTTAGTTATGGCTTATATAATAAAAATTATAAAATATAAAGACCGTCCTAAAATCTCTTTAATTTTACGTAGCGTAAGAAGACAAGGTTGTGGGAAGGGTACTTTTTATAACCTATTAAAAGCAATGATTGGTAATGATTATTGTATAGAAACTGGTATTATTAATGATTTATTTGGAAATTTTAATGATGCAAGAGTAAATAAATTATTAATTGTAGTTGATGAGTGTTCTGGTAGTGAAACTTTCCAATATACAGGAAAAGTAAAGAATGCTATTACTGAGAATACCTTTACTGCAAATCCTAAATATGGTAAAAAATATGAATTAGATAATTATAATTCTTTTATTTTCTATTCTAATAATGAAAGATGTATGAATGTTGAAATTGGTAATAGACGTTTTTGGGTAATTGATGTTCCTAATACTAATGACGAACAATTTCTAATTAATATTAATAAAAATTATATTGAAAATGATAAATACATTAAAGCTTTTTATAATTATATTTTAACAAAAGCAGAACAAGATTTTAATATTAATTTTGATACATTTAATTTCGAAAATATTGTAAGAAATAATGAAAACAAAAGTACTAAAAATCTAAAGCAAACTTATGCTAAAGACTTATTTTTTATAGATTTCTATGAAAATATTATATTAGAAAATAGAACTAAAAGATTATTAAGAACTAATGAAACTGATGAAGATAGTATAGAAGATATAATTACATATAATGATAAAGATACTATATGTATTATTAAAGCAACAAAATTATATGACGAATATAAATATTTTTTTACTAATTCTAATATATCTAAAGACGGAGGTAGTTGTGGAAGCAATCAAGCATTTTATAAAAGTCTTGAATTTTATGATTTCTTAAAATCTAGAAAGGTTATAGGAATTTATAATTATATAGTTGATATAAATAAATATGCAGAATGGTATGAAAAACAAGAAGATAATAATAATTTTGAACCAATGACCGAACAAGAATTATCTGATTTAGGTTTTTATATAGCTTAGTTTAATATTATTTTTACTTTTTTACTTTTATATTTTTTAATAAATTCTTTGGGGCAGTTTTAAAATTAATTTTTAAAAAAGTTATCCCTGTCCCCTCTCTAAGTACATCAGGGGTCAGGGATAAAAAAAATAAAAATGCTAAAATAAAAGTCAATAATTGCCCCAACCCATTTTATAATGTTTTTGCATTCATTTTTATTATATTATAATTCTTGGGGCAGTTTTTAAAATTAATTTTAAAAAAGTTATCCCTGTCCCCTCTCTAAGTACATCAGGGGTCAGGGATAAAAAAAATAAAAATGCTAAAATAAAAGTCAATAATTGCCCCAACCCATTTTATAATGTTTTTGCATTCAAAATATAAAAATATAAAAATATATAAAACATTGTTAATTAAATAATACAATTAGTAAATATATTATATACAAAGTATATTACTTAACCTAATAAATAATGACCTACTAGTAGAGCTTTAGGATTAAGAAAATTTACAGAATCTATTGTTAATAAAGGATTTTGTAAAACTAGAATTGATAACACTTTTATAGTAGGTATTAAGAAAAATGAAAATATTATAAAATTTAATAATTACAATACTAAACAAGATAATGCTAAACAATGTAATAATGAAGAAATTGATATGTAAAATATTATAGTTATAGTTTATTTATTTTTGGATTTTTTATTCTTTTTAATTATTGAGTTGATTTACAACATAAACAACTGTAATCCTGCAATCGTGCAATTGAAGTGCAATTGATATTTCGAATTGCACCGTGTGAAAAACATAAAAAGAAGTGAAATCGTGCAATTGGTTTTAATTTTAGACATCGTTGAAGGTTTTTAAAGACTGTAAAAACTTTGGTACCTTATAAATACAATTGCATTTGCATGATTACATTACTAATTAATAAAAATACATCTAAACACTAAAATATCAATTGCAGGATAATACAATAAAATAAGTAAAAAATACATAATAATAACATACTAAAATTCTATTTGGGTGAAAACATATTAAAACATAGTGAAATGTTGAAAAACATAAAAAAACCAAAAATCAATGTTAAAAATAGGATTTTCTTAGTTTTTTTTTGGTATTTTCATATTTTCGATGTTAAAAAACATATTTTTACAACTTTTTGATGTTGAAAACTTCATTTTTTAAGATTTTTAATGTTGAAAAATAAATATATAAAATTATGTAAATAAAATTATGGAAATATAATTATGGAAATAATATAATTTACATTATATTAAAATAAAACATTAGCATTAATAAAATACTCCAGCATTCGTTGCCTATTTTGTGATTGAATTGATGAAATTGCAATAACTATGGAGAAAACACTTTGCAAATCATATGTGAATATTCTAAAACACAAAAAACATATATTTATAGGATAAAATAATTCCCCAGCAGTCTGGGTTGTTTGCTATTGACATTTTAAAATTGCATATTAATTTAATACTTATTTGTTAATTAACTAAAAAGATTAGTAAATTACTTTTTAAAAGAGTTATCCCTGTCCCCTCTCTAAGTACATCAGTGGTCAGGGATAAAAAAATAAAAATGCAAAAATAAAAGTCAATAATTACCTCAACCCATTTTATAATGGTTTTACATTCAATATATATATAAAAAATATAAAAAGTAAATTAAAAGCACATACATTTATAATATTAATATCATTCAATAAAATAAATCACGATACTTTATTAGAGGATATGCCTAATACAACCAGATAACTTAATCTAATAATCCATTAAACACGGTAATCATATTATCGACTTCACTAGAAACAGCATTAAGACCTTGTTTTACAGTATCTAGAATTTGCATAGCACAACTTATATCAACATAAATTTCTGCATTAGCTGATTTGCGACCGCGACCTGCACGAGACATCAGTTGATAAATTGTATTCAAAGAATGTGAATCACTGAATTCCTTAGTAATAATTACACCTCCAATAGGATAATCTGTACCATAGCAAATACTGCTATCTGCAATAAGACATTCCATTTTTTTCTGTCCAGTAAGGTCGAGTGCTGTCTCTAGATATTCACTATCAATATCACATCCATCCGAACTACTTGCTGATGTATAATAACAACAGACGCCAGATAATAATTGCAGTTTGCAGTCATCAGTAATATGTAAATCACCAACATTAAGATTATTTAAATTATGTAAATTATTTGGAATTCGAAATTTATTAGAATTGGTATTGGAATTATTACAAAACCGCTGATAAGCTTGTTTGGCATATTTCATCATATGTTGCTTAGTATTGATTTGACATTCATCTGGGAATGAAATCGATGGTTTGCTATCATACATATCACTTTGTTGCCGGGAAAGTTCATCTGCATTTTTAATTTTTTTTTCTAATAAATCAAAAGTGGTTAGCCAATCATCCATTGCTCTTTCATATTCTGATTTCAATTTATCCAAAGAACCAATTTTCTTCTTAATATCTATTACTAATCCAGCATAGTTTAATTTCATAAATTCCATTGGGGAATCATTTGCAATTAAATTAAGATAGGGAAACTTATGTGCTTCTGTAGTGCCTAATTTAGTAAAATCTATTTCCTTTAAGAAAAGGGGGTCGTCTTCATCCTCCGACTCGCTTTCATAATCCATACTACAAATATATGCAATTTGCTTATCATTTAATATAGTAATTGCTTTAAGAATATCAATCGCGACTTTTCGCACATTATCTGGATATAAGTTTTCAACTTTACTGAAGAATTTTGTAATATTTGGAACCTGTTGCATAAATGTGGTATTCTTAGAACCAACTTCAATTGCTTCATCATAAAGTATTTTAACGCTGGTGGGTGTGTATAACTTGCCTAGAAAAGGATTTTTTCCTATATGTGTAATTGCACTAACTAATTCTTCTTTATTAGAACAACCTAAATGTGGTGTAATTAATTTTCCATCATATGTTTTCATATTACAACAACTATAAATTTCTGTACTACAATTATCAATAAATTTCGCATTAGGAAACTTGCTTTTATGATGTTCTATAAATACTTCCGATTTTGCATCAAAAGGTAATGTTGCACTGGAAAATATAGACCATTTAGGTGCATATTGCATTACTTGCATATTAACCTTCAATTGTGCGGATTCAATATTATCTGCGTGCATAGTTGGTTCGTCATGTAATAATATAAATCTTTGATTGGCATTAGGTGCATCCTTTAAAATTTTCAAAGCAATATCAGTAGTACATATAATAGCCACCCGGTCAGAAATAGATTTGCAAGTATCACTATTAGAAAAACGCATATTAATATCAACACAATCTCGATCAGCTTGTATTTCTTTAAGTGCCTTATGTTTTATTTTTTGGGCAATTTCTGGATTGCTGGGGAAAAAGCGTTTTGCACCAACACCAAAAGGTAATCCGGCGTGATAAAGTAATTGTCCCCATCGTGTAAGTACGGGTTGGACATCACAAGTTGCAATTACTTGTAGACCTCCGAATACAGAAGGATATTTTTTACGTAATTCTTGAACAGCAGTTGCAATGTTAATTATAGTTGATGTTTTTCCAGAATTTGTCATAGTGCGATAAAACATTAGAAATCCATTTTTAAGGTTTTCAATATTCATTATTGTTTTTGATACTATTTTTTGATGTTCAAATGCTTCTCTTGATTTTTTGGGAAGATAGATATCAAATTGGCTACCTAGAATTAAATCACTGGCTTGTTCATATAATGCAACACCATTAAAAGCAAATTCTTTTATTAAAATTGTTTCTATATTTTTTAAATCATCTAATAAAGTTTTACTTACTAGAATAGATTCACCAGGATTCATTGCATTATAACCCTCATAATTTGTAATTAAATTAATAAATCGTTGTAATGAAACTATTACGCTAAATGGTATTATTTTATCAGTATATTTAACATAGTTGTCTTTATTTTTGGCAATAAACCAAGAAATGTAAATAAAACCTAATGCACGAAATTCAAGAATATTTGAAAACATAATATTTTCTGAAGGAATTATAAATACGGTTAGATTTAAGGAATTTAACATTGTATGTAAACGTTCATTAAGCTTTTTCATTGTAGATTCTAATCGAATAATATCAGCTTTCTTGGGTTTTTGTCTTTCAGTTATTTTATCTTTTTTTACACTTGTTGATATATCTGGCATAATATCTTGTTTAATATCTTGTTTAATATCTTGTTTAATATCTGGTGTAATTGGTATAGTATCTATAAGAAAATTAATTTTCTTACCATCATTAGTTTTAAAATTAATTAATTGTTCTCTAATTGTAAAATAAACATTTTCTCCATAACATCCATATAATTGTCCATTATCATTACCATTATCATTACCATTACCATTACCATTACTATTGCTATTGCAAGAAGTAGTAATTGTAGCTTTTAATGCATCAATAACTTGCATATCAAAATCGCTAGGGCGTTGTGCCATTACTTCCCACATTTTTCTAATAGATTGTGATTTATCACTTTGATTTTTTTTACTAACAATTTTAAAATCTTCAGAATCCATTATAGTCTTTAGATTATAGTGTAAAATACAAATAATTTATAATAATTTATAATAGATTATTTTTCAATTTTTTTTATATTAAATTATTGTATTACTTTTTACTTTGTAATAGAATTAGCTAAAGATTGTAATTGTGAATAATTGATATTTGAAACTTGAATTCCTATAGAATCATTTTGTGTCTTATCTTCTTGATTACCTTCGTCATTACATTTTGCATTACCTCCAGACACTATTTTAGCAATATGTTCTAGAATATTTATAATATTGACTTGAATATTTTCCATGTTACTAGCAAATTTACATAAGTCTGGATGTTGTATCAGACCACTATCAATATTTTCATAAAAATAATAATCTAATGATTTTATTTGTGATATTGCATTATTTATCGATGATTGTAATGAATTATTATTATCGTAAGTATCAATATTCATATTTATATTTATATATATGTGCCCGTTTTATATCAGTTATATGTGTTTTATATGTATGTTATATATGTATTAAATTAGTTAGAAATGAAAAAAGTAAAAAAAACGTAAAAAAGTAAAACAGGGTAATAAAGGTAAATATCATTATATTTCATTATTGGATATATTGCTAGATGTTTTTTTGGATGATGTTTTTAGTGTATTCTTTGATTTTTTAGTAGATTTCATTATATTAGAATCTTTTATTAGTTTATCACTATCTTCTATTTTATCTATATTATCTACATCTTCTACATCTTCATTGTCGTCTTCATCGTCTTCTTTTAAAATTCTTTTATCGTCAATATCATTTGCATTATTTGCATCATTTGCATCTGGATTATCAAATAATTCATTAAAACTATAGCGCAACTTACTGATTTGTTTAGCACTTAATCGTGTATCACGTGATTTAATCTCTTTTTTTATTTTTAACTTATTTTCTTTTAGTTTCTGTTCAATTTCATCACATATTTGGTCTTTATGTTTATGTTCTGTATTAATACCAAAATTTTCAGTTGCAATCTTTTTTATTTCCTTACTGCCTACCCCACCCCGATTTGGTGTTTCCTTACATAAATTTATATCGTGTGGGTAAATCATATTAAATTGATTAGTAGTAGTACCTAATTTATATTTTGCATTACCCTCTATATTTTCAATATTTTCATCTTTTTCATCTTTTTCATCAATAATAGGTTCAGCTTCATTTAAACCTTCATTACTATTTATTTTGTTAATTATTTTTTTAATACGTTTGCATAATTCTTCTTTCTTCATTTCTTTTGCTTGAGATTCTGTAATACCATAATAATTTATAGCAATTTCTCTTAAATCATTAATTGAATAGCCACCTTTACTTTCACCGTCTTCACAATTATCAATATTTTTTCCAGTTCTACCATATGCATTTTTACGTTCTTCGTCAGTAATAACACTTCCTTGGGTTTTAATTTCACGATATTTATTATTAATTATTTTACATAATTCATTTTTATTTAATATAACAGAATCACTTTTCATCATAAATGTATATGGTATTTTAAGATAGTCCCTGCCAAATTTAAATAATTGTTCCTTACTATATCCACCCTTAGATGGTGTAAAGTTAGAATTACAATTATTAGGTATATAATTATCTATAGTTATTTCTTGAATATTAGCATCTATTTCCACATCTTGATGTATATCGAGTTTTTTTGTTTTTGAAGGTGGCGGACGACAATATCCCCTCAAATGTTTTTTACTAGAAATACCAGTTATACTTAATTTTCCATCATACCATTTATTTAATTGAACATTTTCAAATTTATCCGCAGCACGTAATAAATTACCCTCATCTAAATTTGTAACTGCTTTACCATCACCAATACCATCATTTACATTTACATTAGAATTATTATTTCGCTTATTTAGCCTAGTTTTCTTATTTTTTGCAAGTGTTTTAATAATCGAACTATTACGTAATGGACACCAACTAAATTCTTCTTCTTTATTTTCTATACAATCATATTTAAGTTTATAAATATTTTCAGGCTCAGATTTAAGTCTAGTTCCATCAATATTTTTTTCAATAGAATCTTTTTCAATAGAATCTTTTTCAATTGAACCTTTGTCAATATTATCTTTTTTTACTATTTCTTTGTTCATATAGGGAAAAAGGCATTTGCCTTGATGGTAATTTTTACCATCACTATCTCCAGCTGTATCAATATTTATAACATTTAATTGTTTGTTTGTTTCTTCTATCTTTTCAGGACAATAGCCCCATTTATCAGGTTTTCTATGAAAATCTATTTTAGTAGGGCACATAACACCACCAGTTCTAGGAATACATTGATATACATATTTTTTTTTATTTTTTTCAAAAAAGGGAAATTTACATTCACCTAGATTACTTCCATTATCATAAATACCTTGTTTATCAAATGGTGTAGTAAAGATTTTATCATCAATAAAAATATTTTTAATACTTAAATCAATAACATCGGTAATAATAGTATTTACTATCTTCTTAAATTCTTCCAAATTAGTATTTTCTAAAATTGTAATATCATTAGTACCAAATATATAATCTTCTTCATTATTAAGATACTCACTCAATGTAATATTTTTCTTGTATCTAGAATAAATACCATTTTCAATAATATTAGCCAATTCACTAGTATTAATAATTATTTCATCTGGATTTCTAAAAATTTTATTTCGCATATTAAATTCTGGAATAAATGAACCAGTAATTATTTCACGTGATTCCAATTTATTGTTAATTAGGTCATTTGCAAGTAAATATGAAAAATATTCTAATTGTTGCATATTCATATCTAGATAACACTGTTTTGTGTCATCGTCCATTTTGCAAAATTGGCTTAGACATTTACCAGCTTTTTTTGTCTTAGTACAAACTTTTAATTTTATTAAATTATTTTTCAATTTCATATTTACAGGTATAGTTTCTGATTTATTATCTGATTTGCTATCTGTTTTCCTATCTGTTTTCCTATCGGGTTGTGAATTGGAAATCCGTTTGCTCATAATATTAACTACATTTTCACTTAAAATATCAATAGATTGTTGTAAATCAGCATTATTTTTTGAATAATTAGTAAGTTGATTTACTAGATTATTTTTATATAATTTGAAATTTGATTCTTGTAATACCCGACTAAAATCATATTTGAAGTAATTATAAATAAAATCTTTATAAATTGAATTACGGATATTAAGAATATCTACCATTGGACTAATTTCTAATTGAAAATCAAAATAGGAAGGTCTAAATAAAGAAGTTATTCTAGGGTCTTCTAATGATTTTAATTCACCTTGCTTTATTAATAAATTAATAAGTTCATTTTTTCTAGATACGTTATATTTTTCTGGGATTATAGGTACAATTAAATTATTTGTAAATTGAATACTATTAATTTGATTAGTAAGTTCATCATAAAATATTTTGGAAATCTTATAATTAAATTGTGATAATTTAGTTTTCAATATATTATTACTAGGTGTATTTTTAAATATTATATATTTATCTAGAGGAGACAAATCATTTATATCTAAAAGTTTGAATTTTATATTTATTTGCCTAGAATTAATTGCAGATGGATAAATAGGTATTAATAATTTATCATATGTATTATCCAATTTAATAAATTCTATCTGGGTTGTAGTAAAAGCAATTTGATTAACCGGTTTTATATCATTATCATAAAGTTCTTTAATAAAATTCTGAGTTTGTTGCTGATATTGATATTTACATATATTTGAGTGAATAATTGTTAAATTTATTAAAGCATTATCTCTTTGTTTGGTTAATTGCAATAGTTTCTTATTAGTTGTACGTTTTTCAAAGTAATTATATGTAATGTCTGAAATATTTATTTTATTCCAACTAAATATAGCTTCCCAAGGACTATTTTTATATATATTATTAATATGAATAACTGGTGTAAAATGAAATTTTTCCTCTCGAATTAATATTATATATTTAGAACGATGTATTTCATTATATGGATTACACATCAATTTAGAACAATTTTTATCAAATATTAAAATATTTGCACCATCTTTATTTAACCATTCAATCGGTTTAGAAAATAAATCTAAGAAATGTGTATAATTTTTATATTCATTTTCATTTAATATATGACCAATATAATTATAAAACGCACTATATATTTTATATGCAATAATTAATTTTTTTAAATTACTCATATCTTCAAGTAAAGATTCTTTATTACTACCCTTGCTACCATTGCTACTCTTGCTCAATGCATTTGTAATATAATTAGTAAATTTAGTATTATCTTCAATATGATAATTTAAAATTTCAATATCCTTATATTTTAGTTTTTCCAAAATTTGATAATCAATATCTAGAATATTGAAAAATAATAAATAATTTTTCATAAACGTTGCAAATTTATCATAATCATACATACTATTTGGAAGAATATTATTTGAAGAATATATATCTATTAATTCCCCATTATTTAATGTAACAAAAACTTCAGGTGATAATTTGTTTATAATTAAATTTTTAAGTTCTTCTAAAGATTTTTTATATATAACTGAAAATGTTTCTAGAATATTATCTTTTTTATTCTTTTCAATTCCAATTCTTAAAAATAAATTACTATTATCCATTAATTGTTTTTGATTTCTTAAAAATAATGTTTGATGATTATTTAACATAATATCTAAATTTTTAGGTAATAACCCACATCGGCATTTTTCGAGTTCGGAAAATTCATTAACAATATATAAAAATTCTATTTTTTTAGAACATGTTAAGTTTTCAGTTTTATAGTCTTTTTTTTCTGGTGTCTTCCCCTTACTGTTAAGTGCTTCATCCTCTAATTTTTGTCTACATACTTTATCTCCTGGTGGTTTAAAAATTTGTTGTATTTCTTTTTTATTAGGGTCAAAATCTTCTGGTTTTTTAGAACCACAACAAGGAACACATAATTTTTGGGGATGGTCTGATGGTGCCATTAAATAAGGATATGCTTCTTTTTCTGTCTCTTTTAAAAGTGCAGGCCAGTTTTGATTCTTGTTAGGATCTTCCCACACTTTATTAGTAGTACCTTTTCTAATAATAACAGTATATTTATCATCTAATTCTATATTTTTACGGGATTCAGGTGGAATTGGTACTCCATTAGTATAAGGACTTTTTAATCCACTTTCAATAAATTTTTTAACAGAAATAGGTTTATTAGCTTTATAATCCCATATTCTGGGACAAATATAATAATTACCACGATATTTAATATATCCATTAAATGCTTCCGGATCATCATAACTTTCAATATCTTTTTTTGATACTATATATGGTTGTTTCATTTGATTTGCCTGACAATCACGATTATATGTATAATTTTTACCATTAATCTTATCTGGATTAAAAAGGTCTTTATCAAATGTATTCCGCATTTCAGTCATATATTTAGTAAAACTAAGTTTTTTATTTTTACCGAAAATTTTATTCAATTCTAAATGTTTATATTCATCAGAATCTCCTATTTTTGAAAATGCTTTATCATCGACATCAGGTAGTTTATCAAATTGTATTAATCTAGCAAGGTCTTTTAAATCTATATCTAAGTTTTGTTCCTTTTGTTTAATTTCATTATCATCTTCTATCTTATTTGATAAATCCAAATCCAAATCTAAATCCAAATCCAAATCCAAATCCAAATCTAAATCCATATCCAAATTGTTTTCAGAAATCTTTGTATTAGATTTTTTCAGTTGTGTTTTACTTTTAATATCATGTCTTGTTTTGCTATGTAAAAGTTTATCATCAATTTTATCAATATTACCAGTTTCAATATCATATGCAATATTTGATAATATTACTTTGAAATAGAAAAGAATTAATTTTACTGAATTATATTTATCAATATTTTCAAATTTAAAATCTATATGTCCATCAATATCAACCTTTAATTCGATTTCAATAGCATATAAAAGTTTTTCTTGTGATTTAATTGTAATATTTTCTAAATTTGCATAAAGTTTATTAACTTTATCTTCATTAATAAAAAATAGTTTCTGGCAAGACTTAAATAAATTATCTAGAAATATTTTATTGGGTTTATCATCTTGTTTTTTTATACTAACACCTAGAAAATTAGTTATATTTTCATCACTATAAAATTTATTTACTTGTTTGTAAAAAAATTTAAGTGAATTTGTACTAGAATTAATATGTGTATTTACAATAAATTGATGTAGTGAATGAAAATATTTTTTAACACGAGTTAAAAATAATGTTATATCTAATTTATTATTATTTTTCTTATTCTCTGCTGATGTTTGTAATTTAGAAATATCTATTTTACCATTCATTATAATATTTCCATTAAGTAATGTAGAATAATTAATAGTATCAGAATGCTCATTAAATACATTAGAAATATTTGGTAAAATTAATTTTGTGGCATTAATAACCTTTTTGATTTTTTTAATCGTAGTTAAAACTAATTTTAAATATTGTAATAATTCATTACCAATATGTAAATTATTATCATTATCAAAATATACTATTGTATAACCATTACTATAAAAATTTATAGTTAATATAATTGCAGAACTAATACGCCATTTATGTTGAATATAATCGCCCTCAATATTATATTTACTACTATTTTTAAGTAAATCAGTATTAATTAATAATTTATTTATTTCTAAATATGTATGGTTTAGTAAAAAATCTTTATTTAATTTTATATATTTAACTTCCCCATCAGAAACATATTTAATAACTGGTCTATAATAGTTTGTTGATAAATTATTATATAGATTTTTTAAATTATAGCTAATATTTAATTTATTACTTAATGAATCAAAAATAATATTTCTACAAAAACAATCATTAATAACTAATATGTTATCATTATAAATATGTTTTTTAACTGTTGTCAATTTAAATTTATTATAAATTTGCAAATACATATCATCATTTTGTTTATGTGTTAATTTTGTTTCATTATCAGGAAAATAAAATTCAAGCATCTTCTCCGATAATATATTTTTTAATTCATTATAAGCTATTACAAAATATTCATTATTAACAGTTTTATTAAAAAAAGACAAACTTAAACTTAAATTTTCATCAGTTTCTTTATTTATTGTATGTTCTATAATAAATTTAATATCTTTAATATCTTTAATATCTTTACCCTTATTGCGTAGTATATTTAATAAATAATCTATATTTTGGTATCCGTAATAAATATATTTTTTACCTTCAGCAATATAATTATACTTAATTGTTAAAACTGTAGGTATAGAAATTAATAAATGATATATATCTTCATTATTTAAACAATCTTCATAATTATATGATTCTTTCATAACAAAACTAATTTTTTCTTTATCGTCTAATGATTTATATTTAGATGGTAATAATTCCTTAATTTTTTTATTTATTTGGTCTTTTGATAAATAAGTCATTTTGTATATAGTATTAAAGAAATGTTCATTACTTAATTCTGTTTCATTTTCAAAAATATAATTTAATAAATTGATAAAATGCTTATAATCTAAATTCCTAGAATACTTATATAATAATAAATTATGTGGCTGATAATTTATTATATCATTACCTATTTTGTTACCTAATTGTTGTTTTATTGCCTCATAAATTATTATACGTGCATGGTATATATTTAAATTTTCTTCCAAATAATGATAAACAAAATAAATATTATAATCCTGTATATTTCCAAATTTTATATTATAATGAGGTATTGCTTCTTCTAGTTGTTTATTCTCAATACTATTTATGTTTTGCTTTTTTTCTAATTTATGTAATATACTTACTATATTATCTTGTCTATATCCAACAAATATAAATTTATTTTCTAATTCATTTGGATTAATATTTTTTAATATCACTTTAATAATTGTTAATGAGTTTAATGATTTACAAATCGATATATCATTAGAACTCATTTATCAATTCAATATCAATTCAATATCAATATCAATATCAATATTACTAGATTACTATATTAATATTTTTGCTATATTACTATATTATACTATATTACTATAATATTTTATTGATTTAATGATATCATTATTTTATAGAAATATTTTTTAATTTTATTTTTAACATTAATTCTTTAACATTAATTCTTTAACATTAATTCTTTAACATTAATTCTTTAACATTAATTCTTTAACATTAATTCTTTAACATTAATTCTTTAACATTAATTCTTTAACATTAATTCTTTAACATTAATTCT